CTTGGTTGAATACCACCTAAGCCGGCACACAATTCCGTACCACAAGGGTTCGTGGACAATCATGGCTAGGACCAACAGTTTTGTGCGTGAGTTTGCAGAGTCTTTAAGGGAAGACGGATACCTATACAGTGTTAAGGGTCGGCCTTCTATCAACCCAGATGCAGTAGATGTGATTATTGCTTGGCGCGATCTGCAAGCAGGTAACCCTCTGTCGTTGCGCCGCGTTAAAAAGATGTATGCGTCTGTACCAAAGCAGGGGGACTATGCTGTTGTAAAGCGGGGCTCTGCTAGATTGTTAGACGCTGCGGACCCAGAAGCGATGTTGGATTACGAAACCTTGGTGCGTGATTATGGAATGATTGCTCCGCTAAATACGGATGCAATGGATGTGGCACGGTTTGGTAAGGAACAGAAGCTATACGTTCGGTCAATTGAAAGGCGCGGGGAAGATCTCACCAAGACCCCGCGCCTTAAACTGTCGACGTTCCACGCTATGAAGGGAGGAGAAGACGATAATTGCGTGGTGTATTTAGGCATACCAAGAGTATGTGCAGAAAGCAAGCACCCAGATGATGAGCATCGGGCATTCTATGTGGGCATAACACGCGCCCGAAAGGAATTGCACATACTAGATACAGATAAGAGGTATAAGTACCAGCTATGAATAGAGAAGATTTACTAGACGATGCGTGGAGCAAGATCAACGGGGATCGGGAAGAAGAATACGGTGATGTGTATAACAGTTTCACCACCATATCTTTGGGATGGGACATAATTACGAAGAACGCTCTCGCCACGCATGGGTGTGTAAGCCCAATGCATGTTGGTCTGATGATGGATTGGCTGAAGACGAGCCGGCTGTTGGTGAACATAAACCATGAAGATTCGTGGATCGATAAGATTGGGTATTCCGCCCTGTCTGCGGAGGTTGCAGATGAGTATAACGATAGGGTTGAAGAGGTTGGAGAGGATGAAGACAAGTCATTAGAAGAGCTTCTTCAGGAGGTTCCACCAGAAGGAGTGGTGGTGGAGGTAGAGTTAGATGAAGAGGAATATGCCAAAGAGTTTGCCGAGCGAGAAAAGAAATACTTGGCTGAAAAAGGTGTTCTTGAAGTTTATAAAGAGCTTTTAAAGATTGCTACGTTGGACGAATTAGATGCCATGGCGAAGTATATTCCTGAACCTAGGCCCATGACCCGCAAGCGTTTTGCCGCATACCTAGAGCCTGGGCTAAATGCTTTGTTCGGCACTGAGTATGAGCCATATGTTGGGACAAAGACATGTCAGAAGATTGATGGTCGAAACGGCAAGCCTTGTGGGCTCCCGTTAGTTGGTAGACAAAAGAAGTTTTGTAGTAAGCACGTTCCAAAGAGTACCAAAGCAGCAAGGAAAGCCTATGGCAAGAGATCGAAAAGACAAGTCAACGATCAACTATCTTGATCGGATGGACATTGACCGATTAGATCCTGATTGGAACATACCAACAGAGTACCCTGATCTAACAGGATACAAGTCTATCGCAGTTGATTTGGAAACAAGCGATCCAAACCTCAAGTCTCTCGGACCCGGTTGGGCCCGAGGGGATGGTTTCATCGTGGGCATTGCTGTAGCTGCGGGGGATTACAAAGGTTACTTTCCCATTCGCCATCAGAACGGACACAACCTAGATCCCAAGATGACCATGCGGTGGTTTGCAAAGCAGATGGATACTCCGCGGATCGACAAGATCATGCACAACGCCACGTATGATGCCGGTTGGTTGCAAGCGGAAGGCATCGAGGTAAAGGGTCGGATCATTGATACCATGATTACCGGCGCCATTGTGGACGAGAACCGGTTTTCCTACAGCCTTAATAATCTAGGCCGTGATTGGATTGACATGCGTAAGGACGAGAAGGCTCTTCGCGCAGCGGCCCGTGATTGGGGGTTTGATCCTAAGTCTGAGATGTGGCGCCTACCTCCGATGGACGTTGGACCCTACGCAGAACAGGATGCTTTAATGACGCTCAAGCTATGGGAGCGATTGAAGATAGAGGTAGAGAAGCAAGACCTCTGGGCCATATGGGAACTGGAAACAGGGCTCATTCCTCTCATGCTTAAAATGAAAACAAACGGTGTTCGGGTCAACACAGACCAAGCAGAGTTAGTGCGGAAAGAATTGAAGGGTCGCATCACCGGGCTAAAGAAATCTATTCGTGATGAGACAGGTGTGGACCTTGAGCCATGGGCCGCGGCCTCTGTTCAGAAGGTCTTTGATTCACTGGGCTTGGAGTACGCTAAGACCGAAGCCGGCAATGCTACCTTTAACAAGCAGTTTTTAAACATGCACCCTCACCCTGTAGCACAACAGATTGTTAAGCTGCGGGAGTTTGATAAGGCCGACAGCACGTTCATCGACACCATCCTGCGTCACTCACACAAAGGCAGGATCCACTGCGAGTTCCACCAACTCCGGAGCGATGACGGCGGTACAGTTACGGGCCGTTTCTCATCGTCCAACCCCAACCTTCAGCAAATTCCTGCACGGGACAAAGACATTAAGAAGATGATCCGCGGATTGTTTATACCCGAAGACGGATGCAAGTGGGGTTCGTTTGATTACTCTAGCCAAGAGCCACGGTTGTTGGTTCACTTTGCGGCTAGCTTGAATGACGATCACCGGCATCAGATGGTGGATGGTATTGTTAATGAGTGGCAAACCAAGGACATCGATCTGCACCAGATGGTTGCTGACATCGCCGGCATTGATCGGAAGTCTGCAAAGACTGTGAACCTTGGAATTATGTACGGCATGGGTAAGGCCAAGCTAGCCGACCAGTTGGACATTAGCGTAGCCGAGGCCACCACACTGCTTCAGACGCACCAGAGCAAGGTGCCTTTCGTTAAGGGGCTAGCAGAGATTGCAAGCACTCGCGCCTCTCAGCAGGGCTCTATACGCACTCTGCTAGGCCGTAGGTGCCGGTTTGATCTGTGGGAGCCTAGAACGTTTGAATACAACAAGCCACTGGCTCTAAAGGACGCACAAGAGAAGTACGGCATGTACCTGCGTAGGGCGTTTACATACAAGGCGCTGAACAAGCTGATCCAAGGATCTGCTGCGGACCAAACCAAGAAGGCCATGGCTGATTGCTATGCCGAGGGATTAGTTCCTATGCTCACGGTCCATGATGAACTATGCTTCTCTGTAGAAAGCCAAGAGCAAGCCTCTAAGATCACCGAGATCATGGAGACAGGCTTATCACATATACTCAAGGTTCCGTCTAAGGTAGACGAGGAACTCAAGGACAACTGGGGAGAGATAGAATGATGGAAGAGAAGATTGATACCGTAGGTTTTAAACAGATGCACCCCATGCAGGTTCAAGCCCTGCTGAAAGTGGTAGAGAGAACCATGCGCCTTGCTGTCTGTTCAGACGATGACGATATCATCGAGGATGTGACAGAACACGTTAACGATATGATCCAGTTGTTCGGTGGCCTTGGTGTGAAGGTCGATGTTATGGATTAAGCCGGCGCTGTATCTCTTGGTCCTGCGGGTTGGGCAATACCGTAGGGCCTGGGGGCAGGGTGGGTAGTGCGGGGATTGGAACGAATGGTCTTGTCGGCGCTGATGTTGTTGGCGCAGCGGGAATTGGAACGAAAGGCGTTGCGGGAACTTCTTCTAGTTGAGTGTCAAGGTTGGGAGCCCGGACATCTGGATTGTCATCGGGCGCAAGAGAAGCGCCACGCATTAACTTTCTAATTTCATTTATCCTTTTGCTTACAAGCCTAAACTCGTCTTGAGTTCCTGCCTTACGCATTTCTTTGCGGTTCTTGGAGCTAACTTTAAACGGATCAAACTGTCCACGCATAACCTTACGGGCGCTAGAACCAATATTGCTATCCTTTAATACTCTACGCATTTCGCTGTCGGACAAACCCATGGCCCGGAGATCCTCAAACATCTGATAGTATCTCTTGTCGTTCCGCAGCTTTGCCTCATTACCTTTAATGAACGCATCCACAAACTCCGATGAAGTGGTTCCAGAGTCATCGGCCACCCTGTTAAACATCTGCTTTGCTTCGGTTTGACCGCGTTGAAAACGGTAGCCCCCAAACTCTAATCCTTTCTTAGGATCAAACTCTAGAGTGCTTACGCCAGATCCAGCCCTGATTAATTCAGTTAGTAGTGTTCTTTCGCGGCCAAACTTATCTTCAGACTTAATTCCAAAGAAAGTTCCTTCCTCTGTTCCTACCAGCCCAC